AGGTTCTGAAAAAATCGCAACAAAAAAGCGACATATAAAATGCCTGAAAGTTTATTCTTTAGTTTTTTGCTCAACACAATAGATTATAGGATATTTTCAGAGTTTAGTCAATACAATATTGTGATTTTTTCAGAATAATAAGAAGAAAGGAGATGTTAGTTTGCTTTACAACAAAATCAAACAGTTGGCAAAGAAAAAAGGAATACCAATCTATAAGGTTGAATCTGATTGCGGTTATGAAAGTGGTGCAATGTGCAGATGGAATGAAAGTTCTCCAAATGCAAAACGATTAAAGATTGTTGCAGATTATCTCGGAGTAACAGTTGATGAATTATTAGAAGAATAAGAAAGGAGCAGGCATGAACGATTTACAGATTTTTGAAAATTCGGAGTTTGGAAAAATCCGTACGGTGACAGAAGAAAATGAACCGTGGTTTTGCCTTAGAGACATATGTAAGGTATTGGAATTGACTGCAAAAGGCGTAAAACAGAGACTTTCAGATGAGGTTATTTCAAATTACCCCATCGAAGATACAGTTGGAAGAATCCAAAATGCATTGTTTGTCAATGAAGATGGATTGTATGACGTTATCTTGGAAAGCAGAAAGCCAAATGCGAGGGCGTTTCGTAAATGGGTAACTGGCGAAGTGCTTCCATCTATCCGCAAGAATGGCGGTTACATTGCCAATCAGGAGAATCTTACTCCAGAACAGATTGTAGCCAACGCATTAGTTGTGGCACAGAACATCATAACTCAAAAGGACAAGCAAATTGAGGAAATGAAACCAAAGGCAAATTACTTTGACGCTTTGGTAGATAAGAAATTGAATACCAACATCCGTGACACCGCAAAGGAACTTGGTGTTGGAGAAAAAGCATTTGTTTCTTTTCTTATTGGAAAAGGATATGTTTTCAGACAGGGGAAACACAAACAGTTGCGCCCATATGCCAAATACGCAGAGAGCGGAAACGGCTT